AACAGCTTCAAGCTAAGATGGATGCAAAGCCGCCCCCCGAGGACATCATGAGCGCAGCCAAGGCGAAGGCCCAGCAGCGCGTCGTCAAGGGACTCATCGCGGACAAAGAGCCCGACGAACTAGACGACCAACAGGTCAAAACTGTCACCGCATAGGGGTCTATCATGGCAATTACCGTTACCAACCAGCGGAATCCCCTGGCGAGCACCATCGTCAACGATACCGCTGCGACGAACACGCTGGTCACCAACGTGACGGGTGCTTCGGGCAACCTGTACCTTGTCGAAATCGACAACACGATGAACTCGGCAGCGAGCTTCCTGAAGTTCGCGGATGTGACCTCGGGAACCGTTGGGTCACTGGCTGCAAACATGGTCCTGGGCTGTCCTGCCAGCGCACGTCGCAGCTACGTCTTCACGCAGAACATCCCGTTCGCTACGGCCATCTCGTACTGGGTGACCAATGCTGCGGCAGAGAGCACGACGACTGGTCCTACGTCAGACATCACCGTCCGCCTGGTCGTTGGCTGATGAGCGTCTACGCGCTGGCCCAGGCAGAGAACCTGCCCTGCTGTACGTTCGTAGCCCTGGCGGTGCTTGAGGGCGACGGCGCTGCAATCAGCAGCGTGAACGACGGCGTCCGTGCCCGAGGCATGGACTGGTGGACGCGGGCCAACGTGTGGGACGTAGGCTCCCCATGGAGTGCGCTCGATGCCGCCAAGGAAGTCTTTGGCGGGCTCATCCAGCACGTGCCCATGGTCGGACCGGCACTCGCTCCCGAGTTGACCAGCGGCCGGTGGCATGTCGTCCAGCGGTGGCGTTTTCTCGACCAGGGAGCCCCAGGGCCCGAGGACGACACTGTACTGCCAGGGCACAGCACGGGACATACTTACCTGGCGTACTGTGAGGGCGCCCAGGTGCGCATCGTGCAGTCGTCCGTCTCCAAGGGCTACCGGGACACCGAGGGCTCCTGGGAGGGCACTGCAGGGCTCGACGGGTACACCGTCTCCGTACTCACGTTCCCCGATGGAGTGTCGCTATGCTGAAGTTCAAGCTCATCACGGCTGTCGTCAAGGCTCTCGGGCACGTGGCCGCTGCCACGCGGAAGGACAGCGAGGGCGGCAAGGCTATCACTCCGGGTGAGCGCGACGAAATCATCGGGGCTATTCTCGATGCAGTCATCGAACTCCTTGACCCCATGGTGGATGATGCTGGCGAGCAGGCTTGAGCTAGAGACGCCCACCATTCTCGAAGGCATTGCTGACGAGGCCCGCAAGGGTCACGCAGAAGGCGTGCTCGGCGAGACGGTCACTGCGCTCCGCGACCACGAGGCACGGCGCCCCGTTGCCGACGCTCTCGATGAGGTTGTCAGAACGATGGAACGCGTCCGCGCCCACCTCGACCAGGCAGAAGAGGCGGGTGGACTGGCAGGCGTCCTGGGCTCTATTGACGCACGCACCTGGGTTGGTATCATCCTCGGCATAGCCGCCGCGCTTGGCGCTGCGACTGGCCTTGATGTTGCGGATATCCTGGGGGAGCCATGAGGGAAGCGGACAGGGCGGCGATGGCACGCGGTACGTTGACCGCTGGCATCGACCTCGCCCAGGTGGCTGAAGCTCGGCGGCAACTCGCAGCGATGCGCGAAGCAATGCCCGAGCCCCTGGTGGTAGAGCCCTGCGTGAACGAGTGGCGTCTGCACACGTACGTCCTCGCAGGGCTCCTCATCGGCTCACTCGTCTGGCTGGTTCTCGGCTAGGACTTCCTTCAGGTCGGTGACGGCCGCAAGGAGCCAGTCGAAGGAGCCGTGCCCTCGCACCAGGGTAACGGCGTCAGTCGTCATCTCGACGCTGATGTACCGCTTGGCGTCCTTAGCCTTCGAGGCCCAGAGCCAGCGGTCGGCGGGTACTCCCTTCCACTCGACAGACCAGCCCCGCTTCTGGAGCACCAGCTTGATGTTGGTTTCTCGCTTGGTCAGCGGGCTCCTCTTCATGCCTTCTTCTCCTCGACCTGCTTCTCCAGCGCGGAGATGCGGTCGTACAGCTTGTCGATGGCGGCATCGAGGACATCACGAGCCCGCTCGATGTCGTTGAGTGTCCCGTCCTCGGCGGCACGGGCCAACTGGTCAGCCGCATCGTCAGGGCTCAATGCCCCGAGACGCAGGTCAGGGAGTGGGCGCGGCTGCCTCTTCTCTGCCCACTGGGCTAGAGCACGGATGCGGTCGGCCGTTATGGACGCCTTGGCACCGGGCGTGTCGTCCACTTCGGCAGCTAGCTGTTCGAGGAAGATGGCGAGGGTGATGCCCTCACGGCCCACCATCCAGGGCATCAAGTCAATCTCGGCTTCGTACTTCATCGGTTGTTTCCTGCGGTGATGTGGATGTCTACGTCGACCTTGACCCAGAACTTCTCCAGGTCGTAGTCATCAGGGAGGATGGGGCTCTGCGCGATGACGACCGCTGCGGGAATCATCCGCAACAGACGGAGCAAGTGTGCCAGCCGCTGCGGGTCGTACGCCCGGTCAGGCAGGATGTACACGCTCTCCTCGGGCTCTCGTGTCAGGGCCGCCAGGTGGATAGCGCACTCGACCGTCTCGGCCCCAGACGGCACAGGCCCCTTGTCCTTGAGCCCGAGTCGCACTTCCTTCCCCAGGAAGAAGAACTGGATGGCTCCATGTGGAGCGGCCCGTGTCACTTCCTTCAGCCAGGTCAGTGCTGCCTCGTCGCACGCCTGCTTCAGTGCCTTGGCCTCGCCCTCGGCTACCAGAGCAGACGCCAGCACGTCGCGGATGCCGTCCATCTCCCCGTACTTGAGAATGGTGCGGGCGTCCTTGACCTCGGCACGGGCCTTCCGCAGTGCGTTGCCAGCAGCCCGCTGGATGCGCAGCAAGGCACGCCGGACGGTGCCCTCGGCAGCGACCCACTTGTCCCAGGACGCGTAGTCCAGGGACACGCTTGTCTCCACGTCGTCGAACCTGGACCCGTGCTCCAGCATGTACTGGATGAGGGCGGTACCCGTCCCCGAGATAGCCGTCATCGCGTCGGCGACGACGTTGTGGTAGCGGGGCCTCTTGCCGTTGTGTGCCATGCCGTCGAGCAGCACTTCGACCTTGGCCTCGGGACCGTTCGCCAGGGTGTGGATGTACGTCTTGGACTTGATGTCCCGTCCCGCTGCGTCCGCCACAAGCCCCGTGAGGGCACACTCGATGGAGTGTACGACGGCGGACTTGCCACAGCCGTTGGGGCCGTGCAGGAAGATGTAGTTGTCTCCGTCGATGTGGATGTACTCGGGGAGGTTCTTCAGGTTGCTTCTGACAATCATGTCGACTCCTTCAGTCGTTGTAGGTCTGTCTCAAGTAGTTCCACGGTGCGGCCCTTCCAGCCGCAACGGTGGCAGATGCGTGTCCTGGCTACGAAGTCAGGGCCATCGGCCCACTTGTGCCCGAGCACGACGAGGTGGGTCAGGCGGCTAGACTCCGCAGTGCGTGAGTCCTGCACCTTGGTCTGCTGTCGCCCGCACTTGGGACAAATCATCCATCTGTCTCGTGTAGGCGGAGGGTGTACCGAACCTGCCCGAGCCGCTGCTCTAGGCGCGTCATGGTCAGGAGCAATGCCCGCTGCTTCGATGGTTCGTAGCGGTTCATGCGGGCTTCGATGTCCTTGATTTGCTCGTCAAGCTGACGCTCACGGGTCTTCAGGCACAGCAGTTCGTGTCTCTTCATGTGTCCATCCATGTCTCGCCGACCTCTGCCTCGGCGGTGAATGTCACCGGTAGCCCCTCAACTCGCGTCGTGAGGGTTTCCGTGACAACTTGTGACGCGTAGTCGGCGCGGCTCTCGGGAACCGCGAACAGCACAGCGTCGTGCAACTGGTTGACAAGCCCGGTTCTCTGCCCGAAATCAAAGGGCAGGTGGTTGTGAACCAGGTCTATCATCGCTTTGGCTACCACCGCGAAGCCGCCGGCCTGGACTCGGTAGTTCAAAGCTGCGTTATAGTCCATGTCGACAAAGTACCGGCGACGCTGCATCACAGGCTCGGCCAGGTATCCCAGGCGGCGTAGCTCGGCGGTCGTCTGCCGCCACCACGCCTTGAACTCGGGCGCACGCTCCAGCCAGGTACGGTGCAGCGTCCTAACCTGGCGTAGGTCTAGCTCTGCGTAGAGCATGTTGCCGTTGTCATCCTCCGCACGGTGGATGATCTCAAGCACCTTGGGAGGAGCAGCCCCGTACAAGGACGCGAAACAGATGGTCTTCGCCAAGTTGCGGAGCTTCTTGAACTGCCCCTTGCCCTTCCCCATCTTCGTGTCCGGGGCTCCCTGCGCTCGCCAGAACTTGTCCCCGAACATGAGGTCAGCGGTCAGGTTGTGCGGGTCAATCTCCTTCTTCTCGAAGGCGTCGAGGTAGCTCTGCGTGCTGGCCAGGGCTGCGGCAAAGCGTAGCTCTAGCTGGTCATAGTCTGCCCCTACGAACACACAGCCTGGCGGTGGGACAAAGATGTCCCGCAGGAAGTAGGGGATGTTCTGGAAGTTAGGGTTGGAGCTAGACAGTCGCCCCGTCACGGTGCCGTGGGCGTTGTAGTCCGGGTGGACGTAGCCCTCGGGGGTGACCACCCCGGCCCCCGGTGCCAGCTTGTACAGGTACGTGCCGAGGAGCTTGTCTGCCCTACGGTAGAACTTGATGGCCTTGAGCAACGCCTTCTGGCTCTCGTCCAACAGCGGGTTCACGAGGAAGCTCCGCACTGCGGCGGCGTTGACCGAGGGCTCCCCCGACATCGTGTACTCGTGCGGTGGCAAGCCCCACTGGTCGAACAACAGGTCCCGCATCTGGGCAGGGCTTCGCGGGTTGAGTCCTGGCTGTGCCGTGTGGATGGCACGCAGCCACTTGGCGGCCTCGGCTGTCTGCTCGGCCTCGTGCTGGGCTCGGCGCCCCTCGTCCACCCTCATGCCCAGTCTGTGCATCCCAGCGCATAGGTCCTGGATGTTTGCGTCGAAGTGGTACAGGTGTGTCTGCTTACGCTTCCGCGCCATCTCCAGCAGGGGCTGGGCGACGCGTGCTGTTACGGCCACGTCCGTTGCGCAGTACTCGTGCAGGTCCTGGTCAGTCTGTGCAGTGACGCCCGTGTGGTCTGCCTTCCATGCGGGCACGTCGAGGAGCATGGACGCCACGAAGCCCAGGCGATGCCGGTGCTCGCTGGCTCCCAGCTTGTGCATGAGCAGCGTGTCTATCAACGGCTCGGGAGTGACGCCGAGGTGCTGTTCAATGACCGTGCGGTCGAAGTACCCCGCGTTGTGTCCGACCTTGCGCCACCGGGTGTCGGCGAAGACCTTACGAAGCAGCCGCTTGTGTAGCTCCTCGTCCTCCGCAGAGTACAGCCGCGTCTCCCCGTCGACAGACAGAAAGCCCAGCATCAGCACCTCGCTCTCTGTGCCGATGCCGATGCACCGCAGCCCTGCTGTCAGGCTCTCCACGGCGTCTGTCTCAACGTCGTAGGCCAGAGGAAGGTGCTGGTTCTTCAGGTACCAGTCGGCTGCGAACTGCGGCGTGGGCTGGTAGTACACCACCGGGTCAGTCCAGCGCAGCATGTCCCGGTGCCAGCGTAGCATCTTCGCTACGTCGACAGTGAAGACTTCCCGTAGCTCGGGCTTCACTTGGAACAGGCGAGGGTGGTAGGTGGGGAGAATCTTCATCTCGCCCACTCGGGTCGGGCCGCCTCGCACAGCATCCAGCGAAGGGTTGCCCTCTAGCAGCGCCTTGGCCGCGTGTGGCCCCAGGGTGAGCACGGTCGAGTATCGACCCAGCTGCTGCTGTACGTGGCCCCAGCACGCCTTCAGCGGGCTCTGAAGAGGTTCCTTGCCAGCCCGTACCCGCTTGCGGTTCTGGCTCTTCAGCTTGGCGAGGTAGGTCTTCGGGTTGTCGTCCGGCCACCGACAGCCCAGGAGGTTGCCCCAGTCCAGGGCTAGCCGCTGGATGCCGTGCTTCTTCAGTTCGTCCATCACCGCGATGCCGTTGGCGTCCGTGAAGGGGCGGCTTGATGCCGCGTCCTGCTTACTCGGGGCGTCGCCGAGGACCAGCACATCGCTGCCGTTGTCCTCAAAGCTGATGGGGTTCCAGTGCCCCTTCGCCTGCCAGTAGGGTCGCAGTGGACAGTTGGCGCAATCAGCGCAGTCCATGTCTGTGTCCTGTGTAGGGGAGGAGAAGGAGGGCTGACCCCGACGGCAGCCCCCCCTCTCAAAGTCAGCCGTTCAGCATCTTCGCCAGGGGGTCATCGTCGTTGGAGGACGAGGCCGCTGCCACGCTCTCCTGCGCGGAGCAGGCCGCTGCCCACTGCTTGGCGGAGAGCCAGTTGGTCTTGGCGTAGCGGCTCCCGTTCTCCGGGTCGGCGGGCACGAACTTGACGTAGCCGGTACGGCCAATCAGGTTCTCGAACGCCTTGCCGTCGTTGACCTTCTCGAAGTCGAAGCCCTTGGTGCGGATGTCCTCCTGGTCGTAGCCGACCGAGATGAAGAAGCTCATCCACATGCGAGCCATCATGGAGTCCATGTTGGCGTCACCGCTGTTGGGCAGGTTGAACCCGTCACGGATGGTGCAGTTCTCCTGCTCCATGCCAGTGCGAGCGCCCTCGACGATGCGTGCCTGGAACCGCAGGCGGTCGCTGCCCTTCTGCGTCTGCGTCTGCTCGGTGGTGACAATCTCCACCTTGTAGATGTCGGAAGCACCAGGTGCCACCGCGACGAACGTGTTGCTGAAGTCGAACGTACTCATGCTCTTTCCTTGTCAGTAGTTACCGATGAAGTCGGTGATCATGTTGGATTGGTGCTGCCGCAGAACCATACGGTCCATCGCGTCAGCGAGAACCCACCGCACGTGGCGGGGGGAATGGTCGACCAGCACGCCGGCAGTTGCCGTGAGGACGCGCTGGTAGTCGGGCTTCTTCTCTGTGCTCTCTTCGAGCAAGTCCTGGGCAGTAGCCTCGACGTACTTGTCCATCCAGTCGAGGTCTTTCGGACGAGGCACGTCGAGGCCAGCACCCAGCATCGCCTCCCGCAGGTTCAGTGGGAACCTCTCGGGCAGGATGGCGAGCCGGTCACCCTGGATGTAGTTCTGGTCTGGTCCCGTGGCATACATGAAGGGCCAGCCTGCAGCGTGGTCGTCGTGCACCACTCGGGCGCAGAAGTCCACCATGGCTGGCAGCTTCTCCGGTGCCTGCCATCCAGGGATGAGCGGGGCACCAGGGATGTACCTGTTGTGCTGGTCCTTCTTCACCTCGCGTGGTGCCTGCTCGTGGCAGGTGAACACCACGTGGCACTTCGCCTCACGGGCTGCATCACGCAGGTCGTACAATCGCTTGTTGAACAAGTCGAACGCCGCGAACCCAGGCGCCACGTTCTTACATGTCTCAAGCTCTGCGTCTGCCAGGATGGACAGGTCGTCTACCACCACCGCAGGGAACTTGCCCGACGCCTTCTTCAGCGCCTCGGTGATGTACTTGAACCCCTGACGCCGGTTGACCTCAAGTACCTGGGGCTCCCAGTCGAGCCACTTGGCACAGGTCAACGAGCCCGGTGGGGCGATGAACAGTGCGTCAGGAAACGCCCTGACTAGCGCCAAGGTCTTGCCGACCTTGGAGCGTCCGTAGGTAAGTCCAAACATTGTTTACTCTGTTCCCCATTCACATCGTGCGTGGTTGTCGCATGGCCCGTAGGGTGTCCAACAGGCCGTCTCGTGGTGTACCCCAGGCCAGGCCATGGGGTCGTCGTACTTGGGTGTCATGTCACGGATCAAACGCTCGGCGTGAATCACCGTGTCTCTGAACGTCTTGTCTGCATGTGGTGCCGGTTCCAGGTCCGACCGCTGGAACATAGCATCACCGTCGCCTCTTGGCCACTGAATCATATTGAGAACCACACCACCGAACTTGTCCCCCAACAATCCACGGCCAAAGAAGTTGTAGCCACGGAACTGTCCGGACAGGGTGTAGCGGCGCAGTGTCTTCGCGGAGAGGCGTCCTGTGGTCTTGTGGTCTACGATGTAGATCAGTCCGGTCTGCGGGTGACGAACGATGAGGTCAGCCCGCTGGGTGTAGAGGTAGGCTTCGTTACGGTCGTCGTCGTGGATGGTGGCAACTAGCTCTCGCTCTACGTTGACCACCTCCCACTGCTCGGCTGCCCAGCGTAGCTCGTACTGGAGGTACGTCTGGCTGACCAGCTGTGCGTGCTTGTCCCACTCGGCTGCGTTGGGCTGGCGCTTGACCTGCTCCTCGATGGCACCGAGTGGAGAGAACAGCCCTGCCCCAGGGTTACGCTTGAGAGCGTAGTGGTGTGCCAGGGCTGTGTGCAACAGCGTCCCCTTGATGAGGGCGGGGCTCGACACCGGACCCGGCGTAGCCTTGGAGGCTACGTACAGGGCGTACTTGCGTGGGCACTGCAGCACTGTCTGAAGACGGTGCCAGCCCTTGCGGCTAGGTCCGGGGTCGAGCAAACGCATCAGGCTTCGCCGACGATGCTGTTGTTCATCCAGATGATGTCCTCGTCGCCATCGTCGTAGACAGCGTGCATCGCCATGACGGCGTTGCGTGCAGTGATGGCGGCAGCCAGCACCTCACGCATGATGTTCATGGCAATCTCGGGGTCGTCCCTCACGATGTCCATCATGGCGGCGGTAGCACCGCACGCCGTGAACAGGTCGCGCAGCAGTTCCACATCGTCGTCGGGTCCGTGTGTCTTTACGCAGTCGTACAGGGCTTGCAGGAAGGGAGTCATCTTTGCGTCGTCGTTGGTCTTGTCACTCATCGTGTCATTCCTCTAGGGTAGTGAGCCACTTCTCAAGTCGGGCTCGGTTGAACCGCACGGTCTTAGGACCGATGCGGAGGTGTGGAATCTCCTTCTGCTGGACCTTCCGGTAGACAGCGTGGATGGACAAGCCCAGCCACTCCGCCACTTCCTTCGTAGTCAGCAGTCTCTCGTCACTCATCGCTACCTCCGAACAAGTCAAACACACTCTGGATGATGGCGTCTGCATCTTCCGCAGCACCGAGTGTGTCCGCGATACCAGCTGCCGTAGGGTCATCCACGGTGCTGACAACTTGTTCTAGCTTGCCCAGTAGCTTGTCGGCAACTGTCTCGTCCACTGTCCCCTCGGCCACAGTGTACATGATGTGCACTGACCGTTGCGAACCATGGCGCGAGAAGCGCCCTTCTGCCTGGGTAACCATGCCAGGTGTCCACGGAAGCAAACCAAACACAGCTATGTCTGTGTTCTGCAACCCGTCGACTGCCTCGCCGAACGCCTCGGTGGTGCCCACGAACGCACAGCCCTCCTCGGTCTGCGCATAGGCTGCCACCATGTCGGCGCGTTCATTGGTCGAGACACCACCGTGTCCCCACCACATCGGTGCGTTGCCCTTGAGGCGTGTCTTGATGAGCTTCGCCAAGGCTTCACAGTCCTTGCGTCTGCCCGTCAGAACCACCACCTTCTGGTTGTCCTCCAGCACCGCGTCCTTTACCGTGTCGGCAATCCACGTCCGCTTACGGGACGCAGCTTCCAACAGCTTCATCTCGAACAGAGCACCCTCGCCCTGCTTCGCTGCACGCTTCATCTCTGCCTTGAACCCGGCGGGCTTACTCTGCTCCTCCTTGCCCAAGTAGATGAGGCTGCGCTTGAGGGGAGGCAGATGCCGACTAGCCTCCTCCTTGGTTACCACCGACATGACGCTACCCAGCCGCTGGCGTAGCTCGTCGGTGTTGCTCTCCCCGGTGGCGTCGACCCCACCGTAGCGTCCTGGTCGTGCGTCGCAGTAGCGGTGGATGAACTCCCAGTTGGAGCCCCACTGCTTAGGCTGCACCAGGTCTAGCTGCGCCCACAGGTCGGAGCGTCTGTCCCTAACTGGCGTCGCCGTAAGGCCGAGGCGTCGGGTCGCTGCCTGCGCTAGCTGCGCACAGGCTGCTGCTCGGTTGTCCTTCCAGCTGTAGTACACGTCGCCGTTACGGGCGACCAACCTCTCCTTCCGCTTCCACGACTTGCCCTTGTGAATCTCGTCCCACACTACGGCAAGGGAGCAGCCCCGTGCCCACTGGATGAGGTGCGGTGTCCAGTCCCGGACGACGGCCCAGGACAGCACCACGACGTGTGACCGAGGGGCGTAGGGCGTCTGCCCCTTGAGCACTTCCGGTCGCAGGGTGGTGTACTTCTGCGCCTCCCTAGCCCACTGTGCTGTGGTCGGGGCTCGGGTGACAACGACGACCTTCTCGTCTGGCGCACCCTTGGTCATCCAGGCCAAGGCAGCCAGAGTCTTACCGGACCCACAGGCCCAGTGCAGGAAGAGGTCTGGCCGCTTGTCGACCAGCACCTCTTCCTGGTAGGGCGTGAGGAATCCGTCGGTGACGAACTCCCGCAGCACGTCAGACCCACACCAGCTGCTGGATGACATCCGGCGTCAACTTCCAGCCGTACAACTCGGGCTCCTTCCTGATGGACCGCCATCCTCCGACCTGGATGGACACAGTCGCGCGGCACACGTCGCCGATGTAGAAGGCCCACCACGCGCCGGAAGCCGTGTCACGGACAAGCAGCAGGGGGGTCTTGCCCCCGTCGAAGTCGCAGGCAGACGCCGCCTCTTCCCAGGGGCGGGCAAGGATGGTGCCGTCGTCAAGCACCTCAATCAGGGGCATGTCGATGGCGAGCACGTCGAAGGACCACTCGTTGCCAGTGGGGCGGATGACGTTGAGGCCAGGCTTGACCTGCCACTTGAGGCCAGGCTTGACCTGCCAGTCGTCCTCGGCAGGCAGGGCCTCCCGGAAGAGGGTGAGAAGGGGGGTTGCGCTGTCAGGGGTGGTGGTTGCCACGTCAGTCTCTCTGTGTGTTGGTGTTGTCGTCAGCCCACATGCAGGCCAGTTCTAGCGCGATGTCGGAGTAGCAGGTGGTGTCGTCGAACCCACTACCCTCCAGCAGTTCGATGTCCACAGCATCGAACAGCAAGTCCTCGATGCTGTCTGCGATGTCGATGATGGAGGCAGTGAAGTCCACCCCCTTGCAATCCTTCTTGGTCAGCGCCACCCGAAAGATGGCGTGAGTGAAGGGCTCGGTCACTGTCGTCCAGCCCATGTCAGTACCCCCGAGCGAAGCGAGCGTCGGCCAACTCACGGGCCTTGTCGTAGGTCAGGTCGTAGTCACCGTGGCTGAGCCCGGAGGCTGTGCCGTCCTTGAACGTGTGCAGGATGTGCACCACGTAGGGCTTCAGAGGGTTGGGAGCGTCGGGGCGGAGGCAGACCACCGCGTGGGACTTAGCCCGAGTGTACTTGGGGTCAACGTCGCGGAGGAACACGACGACCTCCCAGCCCAGCTTCTGGGCGGCGGCGGTGGCGTACTCGATGGGGGTGGGGGTAGGGTTGCTCATTGTGTCTCCGTCGGTGTCAGTGTAATGTGCCACGTTTCGTGGCGCGAGGTTGTCACAAGTTGTCATCGCCAGTTGTAGTTGAGACGCACGGCAAGATCAGCGTCGGTCAGAGTCCGAAATGCTCGCGGCGCTGTGCGACTTCCCAGGCCCTGAACTTGATCCAGGGGGCGTCGGGGTCGTCGGTCTGCGTCAGGTAGATCTCACCGCTGCCGTAGACCGCCGCGAATCCGATCGAGATCTTGATCGTCTCGGTCTCCGGTAGGCGGTCGCCGTTCGCGTCACGTTCGCCCTCGCCGATGCCGTCGGCGAGATGGTGCCGTACCGTCATGATGTGCAGCACGTCTTCACGCGTCAGGTCGGAGGGCTTCGGGTCCCATGTGTGTGTGGCGGTGTCCATGTCTCAGTCCTCCAGTGCGGCAAGGATGCCGTCGATGATGCGTGTCCAAGCGTGAGCCACAAAGCCTACGGCGAAGTTACGGTCTGCCCTGGCACAGAGCGGACCCTTGCTGCCGCCACAGTTGGCGCAGGTGATGCGGGCTGACTCGTTGAGCCTGCCTGCCTTGATGAGGCGAGCCGTGCTCGCAGCAGGACACTCGACGATGCGAGTGCCAGCCTCGGTAGGCCCCGGCTTGCGGGTCTTACTCGGCAGCACGATGACTGCCGGGAGCCCCAAGCTCATGGCGTAGTCGACCTGCTTACGAGTCTCGCAGGACACCGACAGCCCTGCTCGGGGCATGGCGTTGAGCCGCTGCAGAACTCGAATGTTGTGGTCGTTCAGCGGGTAGTGGGTGTAGGTGAAGAACTCCTTACCCCGGCTGGTCGCAGCCTGGACGTAGGCGACACACGCTGCCTCGTCGAGGTGCACCCCGTCGCCTGGCATGTCGCCAGCCTGCTGACCACGGACACGCTGCCGAGGAGGCAGGGCCCGCAGCTTACCGAGGAACACCGGGAACGTGTCACCACGCTCGCCCTTGGACACCTTGGTCCAGTGGATGTTGAGCTTACCGGCGTTCGGGTAGCACTTGCCCACGAACGGGCAGCTTACCGGGCAGGTGTCCCGGCCTGACGTGGTGACCGCGATGGGGCCTGTCTTACCGTTGCTACTGCTAGGTGTGAGATGGTACGGCATGTGTCCTCTGTCGTGTGTCGTGTGTCCAGCGAGGCTGGCGGCTAGCCCCGAGGGTCGGGGCTACTCGGCAGCCTCCCCAGAGGGGAGGGGCTGGTTAGAAGGGGATGTCGTCGTCCGGCTTCTGCGTCTGCTTAGGGTCTGGCGGGTACTCATCGGCCCAGTCAGGGCCCCGGTACGCCGTCATGTCCTCGTCGAGGAGCAGCCAGTCGTCGGTGTCGTAGTCACCGGCACGGGCCTTCTCTACACGGGCAGCGAACTCGGCAGTGCCGAGCTTACAGCCCCACTTGTCCTCGAACCTGGTGACGAGTTCCGTCAGCCACTCGACGAACGCTTCCTCCGGGTCGTACTCGTCGGCTCGGGCACAAGCTTCCGAGTCCGGGGCTGCAGGGTCGTAGTCGTCCCATCTGTATCCCATGTCACTCCCCCCCATCGAGCAGCCGGGCCACCTTGGCCCGCACGCTGGGCGGCACCACCTCGGGCCAGTCGTAGCCGTCGGTACCGTCGTGGTACCTGACGACGCGCTGGCTGCGCTTGAACTGGACTCCCTCGTAGTCGAGCCAGAGGGAGTGGCCGGGGGTGATGTTGCGGGCTACCCAGCCCGATCGAGTCAGTCGCATCGTGTCTCCGTCGGTGTCGTGTGTCGGTGTGGTCGGGTCGACCGGCAGCAACGTGCTCCGCTGCCGGTCGGCTGTCGTGTCAAGGTTTGTCATCCGCCGGTTGGACGGTGCAAACGGAGGAGGTCGCGGCGCTTCTCCCGCTGCCTCCATGCCGCCTCGTCGGCATCCGTCCAGCCCTCGACCTTCTGGCCGAGACGGACATAGGGCAGCCCCGCTGTAGGCTCACCGTCGAAGGTAAAGCTGCTCCCCTTGTAGGGGTTGTAGCTGACCTTACGGCCGGGCTGGTTCAGCCAGTGGGGGACGTGGCCCCACAGCTGGTGCCCAATGGCGTAGGCATGGACGTTCTTCCTCTGCTCGGCGATGACCTTCTGGCGCTTCCTCTCGTCCACCTTGAACGTCACGTTCTGCAGCAGGATGGACGTGGCGTAGGCCACCACAATCCACCGCTTACGGCCCGAGGGGCTGCCGTGGTTGGTGTACTGCTGCACGCTGTACACCGGACGCTCGGTCGTTCCCTTGTTCAGATTCCTGTACACTTGGCACAGGGCGTCATGCGAGTAGCCGGGGTGAACCACCACTGACCCAGCGATGCCGCTGTCAAAGAACTCTCTGAACGAGACGAAACCCATCACTCACCTCCGTAGGGGATGCGCTCCCAGTCGTTGTTCTCGTTGGGCCGCCGGAACTTATGGCGCCTCTTCCTGAACTTGTGCTTGTCCAGACGGCGCTCGCCGACCGCATCGGTGACGTACACACCGATGGTGTCGTCCCCCCTCACCTCCATGTGGGTGATGCGGGCATCCGGGCTGTACTGCTCCGCGACCTGCTTGAAGCAGTACGCCGGTAGGAAGTGCTGCCCTACCCACTTGTTCGACAAGCGAGGCCACATCGACCTCATCATAAGGTGGTTCCCAGCTGCGTTCTCCTCCCAGGAGAACTGCGTTGCCACGATGTAGCAGCCGTTCAGTTCCACCAACTGGTGGATGGACAGGCCACCTCCCCTCACGGGGCAGATGCAGACGACGGGGTTCACGTCGCTAGGGTCGTCGGCCAACTCGCCGAGGGCTTGGGCAATGCGGTCGGAACGCATGAACATGTCAGACCTCCACTGTGACGGAGGTACCGCCGACCGAGGTTACCGTGATGCTGACCCCCTCCTCTCGGGGGAAGGGAGCCAGGATGCGACGTGCCGCCTCCACGGCACTGCTGTGCTTGTAGAGGCCCAAGCATGGAGGCAACTCGAACGTAGGCAACTGGCGAACCAGCCAACCGTCGGGAGTTTTGCGCACTACGACGGCTTGAACAATCCAGCGCATTGTGTCTCCGGTCTGTGTCTAGTCGTTGAAGTAGATGTAGAGGAAGGCAGCGAAGGGGGCAGCGTTAGCCACCATCTCCACCACCGGTCCCCAGCAAGAGAGGAGGTCGTACATCAGGCCTCCACGCGGCGGTAGTCGTTCTCGGTCACGACTACGTGGTCCAGCATCGTCAGGCCCACCGTCTCTGCTGCCTTGCGTAGCCGCCGAGTGACTTCCCGGTCCTGGTGTGACGGCGTGGGGTCGCCGCTTGGGTGGTTGTGGGCCAGAGCGAACGCATAGCAGGGCTTCTGTCGCGTCAGTACCCAGCGCAACACAGCACGGGGGCAGACGATTGTCTGGCAGTCGTTGCCGATGCTGACTACCGCCGCATCGACGACGGCGTGACGCCGGTTCAAAGCGACAACGGCTAGACGCTCCGTGTCGCCGAGTACCAGAGGGCGAACGACCTCCGCTACGCACTCCGGTGTGGTCACCCTCCCAGTCTCGGCAGGGGCTTCCATCACTCGGAGCAGCCTCTCTGCTGCCTCTGGGTCCGCCGCTAGCAGCTGACGGAAACGGGTTGTCGGTGTTGGCATGTCGTTGTCCGGTGTGTTGTGTGTCGTGTGTCCAGCGGGATGCTGGCTACCAGAGCGAGTGTGTCGCCCTGTTAGTCAGAGCCCCGATGGAGCCCGGGGTAGCTAGCGGAGGAGCGAGAGTAGAACTCCACTAGCAACCCCGGAACTCGGTCGACTAGGCAGTCACAAGCTGACGGAGCAGAGCGCCACCAGCATGGGCCATCTGGTCAGCGACGATGGCGTCGACCATCTTGGTCTGGTGGACGTAGGTGACGGCGTTGATGAGGTCGTTGACGCTCATGCCGCTGGTGTCCCGACCCTCTGCATCGTTGAGGTCCCAGCCCTGGAGGATGGCCTCGCAGAGCACGTCGGTGGCGACCTCCGCCTTCATCTCGGGACGGGAGATGATCTCGGCGATGATGCGGCTCCGAGGGTCGTAGTCGTGAGCCTCGTAGAACTTGCGAGCATCGCCACGAAGGCCGTGCTCCTCGTCGGTGAGGTCGATGCCCAGGGCGTCAGCGGCACTGACCGTACTCGACAGGCCCCACAAGTCGATGAAGTCCTCCATGAACTCGACACCCTGCGCCAGAGCCTCGTTCATGCCCTCCAGCAACTGGGCATTGGAGCGGTTGTGCCAGCCCTTGTTGCCGAGAACACCATCGCTGCTGTCGACGTGGACGATGATGAAGTTCTCGCAGTGGTTGCGGAACGCAATGAAGTAGAGGTCCCAGCCGCCCTTGCCGTCGTCACGGCTGACGACCTTGAACCCAGCCTTGAACACATCGTCGGTGGCCGGGTCGACCCACTCGTTGCGAGCCACCAGGGCCGACACCGACAGCTTGGTAGTGGCCGGGTCGTAGATGACCTCGCCCTTGATACCCTCACCCTCGCCCCGACCTTCCAGCCCAAGGGGCTTGAGGGCTTCCGCAATCTTGCGGATGGTGTTGAGGGTGTCCGCCACCGTTGGAAAGTCTAGGCTGACCGCAGCCCAGCCGGACTCCGTTGTCCCGCTACGGTAGCGGCTCCGAATGCGGAACGGCTTGATGTCGCCCTCCTCGGTACGCTTCATCCTCTCGTTGAAGTTGTGGGCTCGCAGCTTAGTGTCAATCCGCTTGAGGTAGCCGATGCCATGGGGCCACCGCTTCAAGTGGCGGAGGATGCCGTCGAGCCCGTTGGGCTCCAGCTGCACGGTGTCGACGGCCATGGGGTTGGCCTCCTCGAAGGCCGCCATGAACTTGTCCCAGTCCGACCCGACGACAGCCGACGATGTGCCGACAGGGCAGATGAGCGTTCCGTCGTCGTTCATCCGCAAGAGGTGGGGCTCGACGACGACGATATCTCGTCGGCCCTCGGCAGCGA